CGAGTGCATGACCGAAACGCCGGGACGGAACTGCAAAGCAAAGGATGCTTTTGAAGTTTACCGCAGCTGGTGCAAAGCAAACGGTTTTCAGCCCGAAAATAAAACCAATTTTATTGCGGGTCTGCGTAGACGGAATGTTCTGTCGGAGCACGGGACGGTTGACGGTGTAACGGCGTTTAATGTAATCTGCGACTACAGTATCTCTCCGGAATATATTCCGGGAAGTTCGGAAGAATATGAACAAATGCCACCGTTTTAAAATAGTCACGATGCAAAAATTTATCAACTGTAGAAAATGTAGAAAAATCATGTAAACCTCCCTAAGAAAGCAAATCTCAGATATTTACATGAAAAATCTACATTTTCTACATCCGAAAAAATTCCGGATTACGAATTAAAAAGGAGTGCTGTATTTATGACCGCAAACGATGTCAAAGTTATTCTTACGGATGTCCGGACGGCTTACAAACGTTATATTCTCGCAAGGGATAAGGCACAGGCTTTTCATGATATGGCTGTCGGAAGCTCGTCACGGATTTCGGATATTCCGCACGTCCGCAGCAGCAACATCACAGAAAACAAGCTCGTTTATTTCCTTGACGGCGATGCGGAATCGGCTCAGAGGTTTGCGGAGTACGAAAACATACGCATTAAAGCGGAAACGCTGATCTGCTCGCTTTCCTCCGATACCGAAAAGGAAGTTCTAACACGGCGGTATCTGCTTTTTCAGCGGTGGGACACTGTTGCCGAAAAAATGGGATTATCTGAGCGACACACAAGGCGTTTGCATAACAAGGCTATCGAAAATATATGTGAGAAAAATTAAAAATGTCCTTGAATGTCCGCTTATATATGTGATACAATTATAATAACAAAGATTTTCCGGGCGGCGTTCACTTATGCGGTGAATGCCGTTTTTATGTGGTGGTGACGATGAATGAAAAGAACCTGATTCCGTTTACCGAACGAACAGAGAACGAACAGAGAGAAATTGCATCGAAAGGCGGCAAGGCTTCGGGCAAATCACGGAAACGTAAAAAGTCAATGAAGCAGTGTATGGAAATGCTGCTCGCTCTTCCCGCATCTCCGGATGACTGCGATCTGCTTTCGGAACTGGGCGTTGCTTTTGCGGGTCTTGACGCCGATGAACTGAACAACATGATCGTTGTCAATGCCGCTTTGCTTAAAGCCGCTAAGTCGGGTGATGTTTCGGCTGTCAGGGAATTACGGAACATTATCAGGGACGATGAACGGATCAAGATCGAGCGTGATCGCCTGAAACTCGAAAAAGAACGGCTCGAAATTGAAAAGAAAAAATATTCCGATGATAATTCCGATGTCCTCGGACGGCTCGATGATGTTCTCTCGAAAATTGGTGAGTAAATGGCTTTTTCGGTTATGCAGAAAGATTATTTCAAAAACGCTGTTCACAGGTGGAATATTAAAGCCGGGGCTACCCGCTCCGGCAAAACTTATGCCGATTACTTCCTGATACCTAAACGAATAAGGTCTGTCTGCGGTTTGGATGGGCTTGTCGTTTTGCTCGGAAATACCAAAGGTACTTTGCAGCGCAACATCATTGAACCGCTCCAAAGTATTTGGGGGTGCAGGCTCGTTTCTTCGATCGGCAGCGACAACACCGTCCGTATGTTCGGCGAAAAGGTTTATTGTCTGGGGGCGGACAAGGTTACAGGCGTTGACCGTCTGCGGGGTTCGTCTATAAAATATTGCTACGGCGATGAGGTCGTTACTTGGCATCCCGAAGTCTTTAATATGCTTAAGTCCCGCCTTGACAAGCCTTATTCAAAGTTCGATGGGACTTGTAACCCCGAGGGTAAAAACCATTGGTTCAAAAAGTTCCTTGACAGCGATAATGACATCTTTTTACAGAATTACACCATTGATGACAACCCTTTTCTTGACCACTGTATTGTCGAAAATCTTAAAAACGAATACAAGGGTACTGTCTATTACGACAGGTACATCAAAGGGCTGTGGGTCAATGCCGAAGGGCTTATTTACCGTGCGTTCTGTGACGCTCCGGAGCGTTTCATCATTAACAGCCTGGACGGGTTTGACCTGATCTTCGCTTCGGTCGGGGTCGACTTCGGCGGCGGAAAATCTGCCCATGCTTTCAACTGCACGGCGTTTTCAAGGGGCTTTGAATATGTCGTTACGGTTCACGATTACCGCAGGCTGGACGCAGCTACCCCCGATATTCTCTACGCTGATTTTTTACGCTTTATTTCAGAGTGTCGGGCAATTCTGCCGAAAAACTGCCGTCTTGTTGATGTTTATTGTGACAGTGCGGAACAAACTCTTATAAAAGGGCTTGACATCGCCGCCCGCAAAGTCGGCGCAGGGCTGAATATACACAACTCAAAGAAAAAACCGATAAATGACCGCATTCGATTTTATACGGTTCTTATGGGCGCAGACAGGTACAAGATCCGCCGCTCCTGCGCCGCTACGGTTGACGCACTCTCTTCCGCTGTTTGGGACGATAAGAAACCTACGGAAGATGTGCGGCTCGACAACGGTACTACCAACATCGACAACCTCGATGCCCAGGAATACAGCACCGAGCCTTATATGAACGATATTATCAGCCGTCACGGCTCTTGACCGCTTCGGAAATCATTTGAAAGGAAATGTGTGTTTTATGTACTCGGATATGAACAATACTCGCCTTATCGCTGATGCTAAAAAGGCATTTCCCGACATCGCTTTCCCGGAGTCGGACAAGTTCTACAGCGATGTTATCTATGTCTGCCGTGATATTTACTGCGGTTCTCCCGGTTGGCGCACCGTTAAAAAGTCGGGACTGTACAGCGGCGGTTTAAGGGATATGTCACTGATAAACGCCGCTAAGGTCCTTTGCGATGAACTTACCGCCTTGACCTTCTCGGAAAGAACTTCCGTCATTATCTCGGACAATGCGATCAACGATTATGTTAACCGGGTTCTCGATGACAACGGCTTCTATGAAAATATGCCGCAGTTTCTCTCCTGCGCTTACGCTATGGGCGGCGGTGCGATCAAGTGTTATATCGCCAACGGCAAAACTGTTCTGGATTATCTGCGGGCGGATTGCTTCGTCCCCGGTGAATACAACAACCGCCGCATTACCGGCGGTGTGTTCCGCTCCGTTTCTTTCGTCAAGGGTTTTTATTACACGCTCTTTGAACATTACTCAACAGGCAGGGTTGAGCATAAATTGTTCCGCTCCGGGAGCAAAGATACCCTCGGTACTGAATGCCCGCTTTCGGAACTCTACGACATTCCCGAAAGTACCGATTATCACACCGATGTGCCGATGTTCTCTTATTTCCGTCCCGCTGTTTCAAATAACCTCGATGACGGGTGTTTGGGGCTGTCGGTTTTCGCTAACAGTACAGATACTCTCAAGGCTCTTGACGTTGCCTTTGACAGCTTCTCACGGGAGTTCGTTCTCGGTCGGAAAAGAATTATTGTGCCGTCGGCTTGTGTGCGGACGGTCGTTGATCCCGACAGCGGCGAAGTTCGACGGTTCTTTGACGCAGATGATGAAGTCTATCAGGCTATGAAGTGCGATGAGGAAAAGGATCTGAAAATCGTTGACAACACTATGAGCATTCGTGTTTCGGAACACGTTGAATCAATAAATGCTCTGCTTGATACGCTCTGCTTTCAGTGCGGTCTTTCGGAAGGGTATCTCTCTTTCAGCGGCAGGGGCGGTATTAAAACCGCTACGGAGGTTATCGCCGAAAATTCAAAGACTTTCAGAACCGCTAAATCTCACAAAAACCTTTTGGAAGAATTTCTGATTGATACCGTGCGGGCAATTACGGCAGCAGGAAATTTCCTCGGTGAATGCCCTGAACTTTCAGATGATACGGAGATATGTGTGAGTTTTGCTGATGATGTTATCGAAGATGACGCAAGCATTATCGACAATAATATCAAACTTGTTCAGGCGGGCCTTAAATCAAAACTTTCCGCTATTATGGATATTATGAAGTGTGATGAAGATACCGCCCGTCAGGAACTCGACAGGATCAATTCCGAGGAAACGGCAGTCATTGACGCCGGGACTTTTGACCCGTCCGAAAACAGCGTTATTTGACGCTGTACGGCGTTTTACGGGGTCGGCAGTGTAATTTATAGGGGTTATGTTTTAATCGCTGTATGGGGCTGTTTTTGATGAATTATGACAATGACGAGATCAGGAAAAAAGAAGAAGAAAAAGAACGTGAACTTGCTGAACTTATCGCTCTGGGCGTTCTGCTTTTTTCCGATGAAGAAGACGAAATCCTGCGGGCAATCGCCGCTTATCTTACGGTTGACGATTTTAACGGCGATCTCAACAAATGGCGGTCGGCTCATTTGGCTCAGGCAAACAATGTTGACAGGACTGTTCGGGAAATTATAAGCGGCTATTCTCAGGTTCAGAATGAAGTTGTGAGCGCAGTCATCAACACAGCGGCGGTCAATGCCGTTAATCGTGTTGACGCTCCGCTTGCGTCGGCGGGCGTTTCCGCTGCCGGCGGCGCAAAGAATACCGCCTCAAAAGCCGCACGTTATTTCATAAATCAGGCGAAACACGACATCAATACCTGCAATACAGTAATGCGCTACAAGGCTAAACACGGGTTCGTTACTGCGGTCAATGCGGCGTTCTTCAATGCCAAACAGTCGGAACGCATTTGGAAAGCACTCGGTGAAGGTGCGCTGTCAGTCGCTGAGGGTCGGGAAAGTTTACAGTCGGCGGTTCGGAAAACTATTATGCAGGTGGCAAAAGACGGCATTCCCGCTTTCATCGACAAGGCGGGTCGGGAATGGTCGCCGGAAGCTTATGTGCGTATGGATCTGCGCACAACCGCCGCAAATACCGCACGGGAAGCAACCTTTGAACGATGTGCCGAAAATGACATAAATCTTATCGAGGTCGACGCTCATTCCGGCGCACGTCCTCTCTGCGCTCCCTGGCAGGGACGTATTTATTCGCTTGACGGGACTTCCGGAACGGTCAAAGACGGCTCGGGTCGGCAGTTCGATTATATCCCGCTGACTTCGACAAGCTACGGAAAAGCGGCAGGGCTGTTCGGTATTAACTGCGGGCATCGTCCCTATCCGTTCAGACCGGGCGTGAATTTCAAGACCTGGCAGCCGCTCAGCAGTGAGGAGGATTTTGAAAAAAACTCACGGCTTTACAAGCAGTTTCAGAAACAACGTGCATTGGAACGGCGCATTCGTGCCGACAAGCGGGACTGCATGATGTGCGAAGCGGCAGGCGACAAAAAAGGCTTTACCGAAAACGCAAAGCTGTTAAAACGCAGTCGGGGGCGCTATCGGGCGTATTGCAAAGCTACCGGGCTTAAAGAACACAATGACCGCACTCAGGTCTACGGGTTCGATCGGTCGGTTAGTGCTAAGGCGGTTTGGGCGGACAGAAAGGCGAGGATTCATAACGTCAAAGCTAACGATCTCGTATTCAACAAAATATCGGGACAGAAAGAAATTGAAAAGAGTCTGAAAGCCGAATTTAATAACGAGTATTCAAATTTTGCAAAAACCTTTGGTGAGCTTTCTACGATCAAAGGCGTTGAAGCACAGACTTATACAGGAAACGGAGTTTTCGGAACATATAACGATAACAGTGGTGTATTGACATTATACGGCGTGGGAGGAAAAGACGGCAAGTCTTTCATGCAGAAAACAGCTTCGCAGCATTATAAAGACGGTGACTGGTCTACTAAAAATTATATGCACTCTTTCAGACATGAGCTCGGTCACGCATGGCAAAAACAGTTGTCAAAAGCAGACCCGAATTATCCTGCAAAATTAAAAAAAATACAGAAAATGAAAGATGATTTCTGGAGTGGCTTGACATCTTCTCAGGAATATGCTACAATGAATTTGAGAAAAGAACAAGGCAAGGTATTATCAGTTTATGGATTGGGCGAAGACTATGATATTGATGAGTTAATATCAGAATCAGTTGCTGAATATCTTAATGGCAAGCCTCGTTCTTTTGCTAAAAATGTAATTGATATTTTACTTGAAAAGGAGTAAGAATATGTTAGTTGATATACCTGATGAATGGAAAAAGTATTTCACTTCTAAACGTCGTACATTCAAAAAAGATACTCCTGAAGATATTATCAGGAAGGCAAAAGAAGTTAATAAAATAACCCTCAAATCTGCCGGAAAACCTTTTTACTTTTTTGAAGAAGATGAAGAATAAATCTCAGTGTTTGCCTTATGGTGAACGCTTTTGTTATGCCCGAAAGGACGTGATAAAATGCAGTTATTACAAGGTGACTGTCTGGAACTTATGAAAGATATTCCGGATAAGTCGATTGATATGATACTTTGTGATTTGCCGTATGGAACGACACGGAACAGCTGGGATAAGAAAATAGACCTTGATAAACTGTTTACAGAATATAAGCGCATAATCAAAAGTAATGCTGCAATTGCGTTATTCTCACAAATGCCGTTTTCAGCTGAACTTGTAACAGCTAATCGGAAACAATTCCGTTATGAATGGATATGGCAAAAGGATAATTCAACAGGATTTTTGAACGCTAACAAAATGCCGCTGAAAGTTCATGAGAATATTTTGATTTTTTATGATAAATTGCCGAAATACAATCCGCAGTTTACAACGGGAAAATTACATCCAAGAGGAAATCTGGGCGGTCAAACAAATAATTACGGAAAGTTTGAGCGAATTGTCGGAGATAAATCAAAAGAATATTTTCCGATTGATATAATAAAATTTGATACGCCAAAATTTTTATTCGGAAAAGGTACAGAAAAATCTCACCCCACACAAAAGCCCGTCCCGCTTTTGGAGTATCTCATAAAAACATACACCAACGAGGGCGAAACGGTGCTTGATAACTGTATGGGCAGCGGTTCGACGGGTGTTGCCTGTCTGAATACAAACCGTGATTTTATCGGAATCGAACTTGACGATAATTATTTTGATATAGCAAAGAAACGAATTGAAGAACAGTTGAATCAGCACTCTTTCAAGGGTGCTTTTAGGGGGGACTAACATGTCTAATGAACAAGAAACTCAATATATAAAATGTTTTTCTTTGAAAAATTGTTCATCAATATACTTTTTTCAGAACAGTGATTCTATGATAAAAGCAGCCGATAACTGGAAACTTGTCCCGATTATCGGCTGCCGTGACGATGACAAAATCAACTTTCCCGGAGTGTATGCAGCTCTGGAGAGGAGCGACTAAGTCACTTTGTCGAGTGGTAAAGGGGTGACGGTGAATGATAATAAAAGGTCAGAAGATAGACTGTATCAAGGTTCTGCATGTTGAGATATTCGCCGATTATGAAACGGGCATTGAACGTGATTCATGCTATGTGATTTATGACAAGCCCGACGAAAACAATGACTTCGGGCTTATCAAAGATTGTGTTATGTACTTTCAAGATAAGGATATTGACGAATGGTGAAAAAAACGCCGTACAAAAAAATATATTGTACGGCAAAATAAAGAAAAGAAAAATTAAAATGACTTTATAAACTCAAAAATTAGTCAATAGCTTCATCTGTAAGTGAGAAGTTTCTGCTGTATTTTCCTCTCAGATAACCATTGTATTTAAGTTCAGTTACCATTAAATGATATTCTTCATGACTCATTCCTTTGAAATCTGTCTCATTGAAATGGTTTACCGATCTTATATCTTTTCCGGCATCAATACGCTCATGAAGTATATCAGCAATCATAGATACATAATCCATTATTTTCACCTCCTTTATGTGGTTTGGTAATAAAAATTCACCTCCTTTGATGTTTCAAGTCTATTATACACCAAATCACATATTATGTCAACAACCGCCGTACAGAGTTGCAGTCCGTACAGCGGTCGTGTAGTGGGCTTATCCCGGAGTGGATAATAACGGCGTTTGAGTTCCTTTCTTTTTTATATTATCGGCTTAACCTCTGAAGCGCAGCCGTGAAGTGATAACCGTCGTCGTCTGCTTTTCTGAGATTTTCGACTTTCATCACTTCCCAAAAATAATTAAACAAAAGCACTCTTTCAAGGGTGCTTTTGCTATACCCGAAAGGAGTGATACTTTGATAAATGATAGATGTGGATTTATTCACAGGGACAGGATTCTCTTTGAATGTTCAGAATGCCACACATATATGTATTTGCCTAACCCCCGGGAATTCTGTTATTATAGATATTGCCCGTGCTGCGGGAAGAAAGCTGATGTTACCGACAGAATAGACCCTATGGCTCTTGCCAGGTATCTTGAAAATATCGGATGGTCTCACTTTGACACCAAAAGAACCGATATTCGTATTTATCAGAAAGAACACGGAAAATTCTTTCAGGTAACAATACCTATGAGCAACAGACTTGCAGATTATAACGACGCTTTGCGAGAAGCTTGTAAAAAGGTGGCGGAGTGCGAGGGCATAACGCTTTATGCGTTATGCAGGGGCATTTCCGGCGGGAGGGTTATGTAATATCGAGGAGTGGTGACAATGAATCCTGAGATAACGAACGAAGAATTAAATATGCTTGCGAAGTTCCTCGGTGTGGGCGGCGAGAATACCGAAGCCAAAATACCTGATACTCCGCACAGTCTGAATCACCTGCTCAACAAGGCGACTATAACTATAAACGGACAGGAAATCAGCGGAATAAAAGCTCTGTACTGCGCTCCGGCTTTTTCGGGAGACGGTAAAAACGGCTATGTCATTTATGACAAGTACAACGAAGAAACCGACGAACTTATTGAAAACTGCATTATGTTTTTCAATGATATTGATGTTGATTGATCTGCCGGAATACTGAGGGAATTTTCTTTATGGAGTGATAAGCCGTGAATTATGATTACAGCGATTACAGGGATTTTATTGACGATATTCCCGACAGCGGCGGGTATTTCTGCTGTCTGAATGATGATGATCTTGAAAACTTTGTTCGGCGTGGACGTATGGCGGGAATACCGCAGTATGTGCCGATCAATTCCCTGACTTTTACAGGGTCGAAAAAACATCCTTACAGGGACAGGCTGATCGCTGAATTTTGCAACCGTGGGTATACCGTTCGGGAAATATGCGAGGTCACAGGCTGTACACAGCCTTGTGTGTGGGCTGTTCTTGACAGATTAAGAGGTGATGCCTATGTTTGAATTATCCGAAAAATACCGCTCCATTGCCGATGATATTATCGACAATGTTCCCGATCTGCATTTTATCGATAACCACGGACTGCGGGTCGCTTTCCTTTCCTGTGACAAAGCGAAACTCAATCACGGTCACGCTGTTCGGGGTGAGTGCTTCAAAGTCCCCGAAATGTACAAGGTCATCGGTTCGGTTGACTTCATTATTGTGGTCTATGAACCCAATTGTCAGGGATTTACCGATTTACAGTTCAAAATCCTTATCGAACACGAACTTCGGCATATCGGTTTCAAAAACGACAAGCCCGTTATCGTTCCACATGATTTTGAACGGGGTGAATTTGCCGCTATTTCCGAAAAATACGGCGAAAATTGGGACACTTGATCGAAAGGGGCTTTATTATGACTGTTCACGAACGCCATGCTCAGGTGATCAAACTCCGTTCCGACGGGAAAAACTACAAGCAGATAGCCGAAATTACAGGCTATACCCAAGGTCGTATCAGCGATATTTTGAACGGCAGCCGTCCGCTTCGCACCTCTCCGGTCGATTGGAACAGCTACAATCCCGGGGTTATGTCCGTCGATGATACCACTCGGAAAATCGTTCAGCGGTTGGGCGAAAAGTTCTTTGAGTATCAGTTCTACAATGAAGCCGGTGAACTTATGCTCGCTAAACACGCAAAGGTCAGGGAACTGCATTCTCAGGGTATGCGCCCCGCTAAAATCGCTAAGGCTGTCGGATATACAAGAGAATATGTTTGGAAACTTATACAAGATATTTAATGCCTGTATCCTCTCTCAGATTGTGCTGTACAGCGTTCTGCGGGTTGGGGGCGTGATTTTATTCGTGCGCTGTATGCGCTTTATTTTGGGGGTTTTTTATGTGTTTCAAGAAAGGAGTTTTGCGGCTTATGGATATGCTTAGTTTCGCTGCGGGTTTGGCTATTGGGAAGAAAAAGTATGGCGGGGGCGGTTCGGAAAATGCGCTTTATCACAAGATACTGAACGAATCATTACCGCTTGGCGGAATTACAATCAACAGTACTTACCGATATACTTTTAACGCATTTCTTGACGACGGAAACCTTACTCCGAGCGGCAACAGGGATTGGCTTTATGAAAGCGGACACAATTTTATGTTTGACATTGGATCGGGTCCTCCGACGGCGTATTCTTTCTATTCTACACAATACGTTACGCTTGATTTGTATGCGATCGCTTATGAAAACAACAATCCTATTTTTGCGGTACAAAGTCAGCGGCAGCAAACAGAGGGAATAGAAATCAATTTTGCAACTCAATATGTCAACGGGGTAAACAAAATAATTTATTATCCGTCGTACTCATACACTATGGATTCAACGGGCTATTCACTTTTCGGGAGTTTTGAGCCGACTTTTTCGGGGACATCTGCAAGTGACAAGTTTTTGCTTAAATGCTATTCAGAAACAGGCGCATCAGTCAGGATTATTAAGAAAGATTACAAGGTAAAAGATAGAAGTTCCGAAGAGGACTTTCCGGAACTTGAAATCTATAACACAACCACCGAAACCGTATCTTTTAGCAGTGCGGTTAACCTGTTCGCCCCGTTCAGCTCCGACCGGGTTTACTCGGATAACTCAAATGATTGGGTTCTCCAAAAGTACAATAATATCCTTACCGCAGTTTATGACCAAAGAATTTTGGAAAAAATACCCGGCTACAGCATTCCGAACCGTGCGGCAATTATTCTTCAGCCGCCGGAATAATGAGGTATCTATGCTTAAAAACATCATATCGGAAATGTTTAACGGCAACTTCTCTTTTGCGATACTCGTTGTCGGGGTCTTACAGCTTTTTGCGATGATTAAAAACAACAGGAGGTAATTTTTTGATGGAAAACACAAAAGAAAATACGGTTGTTGAAGAAAATGCAACAACCACTGAAACTGTTTCCAAATCGGAAACTGTTCCCGAAAAAGTTTCCGAAAAGGAAACCGGCACGGGGAAAAATTACACCGACGAGGAACTTGAAAAGATTATTCAAAAACGCCTTTCAAAAGAACTCGCCAAACAAAAAGCAACCGCAGACGAAAAGGCTGAGGAAGCTTTGAAAAAAATAGATCTGCTCGAAAAGAAGAATGCCTGTCTTTCGGCAGGTGTGAAACCCGACTTCACAGACGATGCAATTACTCTCGCTGTGAAACTCGTAAACGACAAAACCGATTTTTCGGCGGCTCTTAAATCCGTTATCGGGAAATATCCGCAGTTTGCCGGCGGCGATCTCTCAGCTCCCGATAAAGCCGCCAATACCGGTGTTAAAACTAAGAACAGCCCCGCAGAGTTCGATACAAAGGCTTTACGTGAAGCTTTCGGACTTAAATAATTCAGGAGGTTTTTTATTATGCCTAACACGATCAACTACGCAAAAGTTTATGTTCCTCTTATGGACGAGGTCTACAAGGAAGCATCAAAATCTGCCGTGCTTGAGTCTGCGGCGGGTCTCGCAAGAGCAGGCGCAAACGCCAACGAAGTAAGCATTCCTAAAATCGCTATGGACGGTCTCGCTGATTATGACCGCAACAGCGGCTATACCTCCGGCGATGTGCAGCTGACTTGGGAAACCGTTAAATACAACTACGAAAGAGGAAGAATGTTCACTGTTGACAATATGGACAACGTTGAAACTCAAAATCAGGCGTTCGGCAGGCTTGCGGGCGAATTTATCCGCACTCAAGCCGCTCCTGAACTGGATGCTTTCCGCTTCTCACAGTATGCTTCAGCTGTCGGTGCGACAACCGTTCAGGCTGCTCTCGCTAACGGCGATCAGGTTATCGGCGCAATCCGTGAGGGCGTTTCCCTTATGGACGATCTCGAAGTTCCGCAGACGGAACGCTATCTGTTTATTACGCCTACTCTCAAAAATTATATCGATGATCTGGACACATTTAAGTCCCGTGCCGCTGTTGCAGGATTTGCACAGATCATCACCGTCCCGCAGAACCGCTTCTATACCGAAATAAAACTGCGTGACGGTAAGACCGCAGGCGAGGAAACAGGCGGCTACACTAAAGCCGCAAACGGTGAGGATATTAACTTCCTCATCATTCACAAGCCCGCTATCATTCAGTTCACAAAACACGCCGTGCCGAAGGTCATTTCTCCTGATGTTAATCAGGACGCCGATGCGTGGAAATACGGTTACCGTATTTACGGCATTTCCGCTTATTACGAAAACAAAACTGCCGGTATCTACTGCTGCTACAGATAAGTTTTAAAGAAAGGGCTGATCGCTTTGCCTGATACCGATTTCTATTACAACGTTTACGGCGGTGCGGCTTTCGATGATATAGAACTTTACCTCAAACGTGCAAGCCATATCATTGAGTGCTTCGTTATCGTCAATGTCGCTGATTGGCAGCAGCAATATTTTGATCTCGCTGTCTGCGCTCAGGCTGAATACATCGGTAACTGCGGCGGTATTCAGCCTTTTCTTGACAATGTTTCCGGGAACGTTTCGTCGCTTACCGTCGGAAGTTTCTCGATAACAAAATCAGCTTCGCAGGCGGGCGGTTCGTCCGTTTCGGGCGGCGGTCTTGTCCCCTGCCTTGCGGCTCTGTCGTTCCTCGACAAAGGCGCACTCCTTGGGAGGTGGATTTCGTGATACCTATTCCGAAATATGTTCTTTGTCACTCTGCCGTGCTTACGCTGAATTTCGCTCCCGACAAGTTCGGGAAGTCCTCCGGCTCTGCGTCCGCTCCGCTTGAAGCAGTCCGCTTTGAGCCTGCTTCAAAACACGAACAGTCAATCGAAATCAACGGGCGCAGAATTACAGCAAAACTCTTCTTTGACTGCGTTAATTCGTCCTGCGCTCTGCCTTTCGTTACGGTCGGCGGGATTTATGACGGCGAAACCGTTACTTCTCAGGTCGTTTCTTTCGGCGGCTCGGATTACAGCGTTGAGGAAATACGACAGTTCTTTGACAACGCAAAGCTTCATCATCTGGAGGTGCTGCTTAGTGGTTAGATTTACTGTTGATTTCAGCCCCGAACGCATTCTCGAAGATCACGAAAGGCGCAAAGAACGGGCAATTTTCGACACTTCAAATCAAATTATCGCCGACAGCAATTTCTTCTGCAAAGAAGATACCGGGACGCTGAAAGACTCGGTCCTCTCAAACAGCCGCCCCGAACACGGCATTATTCGTTGGCTTACGCCTTACGCCGCCCACACTTACAACGATCCCCGTGTTCGTTACGACAAAAACCCGAACGCTTCGGCTAAATGGTTTGAGGTCGCACGGGATCAACGGCTCAATCAGTGGATCGATGTTTTTAAGAGGTCTTACAGCTTTTAAGGCGCTTTTTTCATTTTCATCGGGCGGCAGTTCCTCTCTCTGCCGTCCGTTTATATACATCAATGCGGGGGTGATTTTTACGGAAACTGATATTATTTCCGCAGTCGCTGAACTCATCGGGGCCGACAGGATCGGCGCATTGGAAGACAATGACCGAACTTCTGTTATTATGAACTCGGGAAAGCGGCTTTTGCGATACCGTGACGGCACGGAAAAATTACAGGCGGATATTATTTTACAGGGCAGGGACAGCGATCAGGAAAAGCTTATCAACGATATGTGGGATATGATAAGAAATCTTTGCTCAAATGCCCGGTATATTCCGAAAACAGAAAATTATGTCATTTTCTCCGCAAGGCTCGGCAATGCTCCCGTTCCATATTTCCGAAATGACCTTGGCGTGTGGTATTTTAAAGCCGTGGTTCACCTCGTTTACATCGTTCAGCGTTGAGTTTTTGTCGTTCAAGGAACTGCGCCGCAGATAATGCAGTCCCTTGAAGAATAAAAACCAATATCGCACTTATTATCATTCGTTTATCCGTTTCCTTTTTTGACTTTTAGGAGGTTGATTACATGAAAGTCAGCGAACTTATGGCGGGTGTTACACCTGATCCCGCTTTTGAAGGGTGGGTCACCGCCGATGACATGGTTCTTGCTGTTGATATTTCCGGCGACAGCACTACCACTCCCGCAAATTATGAACTCGTTCAGGTCGGCGTTAAAACAGTGGACGCTTCGCTTAATGCCGAAAAGAAAACCAATGCTTACATAAGAGCGGGCAAGTCCACTACCAAAACAGGTACACAGAGAACGTTTGCTATCGACGCAGACAGATATATCGGCGACGAATTTCAGGATTATGCCCTCTCTCACGCTGTGAAATACGGCGTCGGTCAGGCTTGCGTTGTCCCTTACATCTATTTCGACAGGCTTACAGGCAAGGGCGAAAAAGGCAAGGCTTCGATCATCGTCGACACCGACGGTTCGGGTGCTGCCGAGGAAAACAGCGGCATTTCAATTTCACTTGAAAAGTCGGGCGATGCGCCTGTTGAGTTCACTTATTCGTAAGTGTATGACAAATGCCCGGAATACGCAGTATACGGCGCATTTGCGGGCATTTGCGGGCTTACCCTTAAAACTATACGGGTGAATTTAACTCCCCCTAAAACGGCGTATTTTCGGGCTGTTTTGAGGGTATAAAAATAACCGTGAATACAGAGAACTGTATTCACGGTTATCTCGGAAGCGGACAGAAAGGATTGTCAAAGAAAAGGCTGTATCAGTATTTATATTATAACATGTTTTTTAGGGAATGTCAAGCGTTTGGAGGTATTTTTTATGGCTTTTAAGTTCGGAAACAATCTTGTCAGAATTGAAATCGAAAATCATGTCTTTCATGTGCCTGTCAGTGAACAGCTGAAAGATAAAATTCTTAAAGCAAAAGATATTATCAAAGAAAATGAAAACAAGTGGGATATTACCGACATAGACGGTGAAGCAGCTGTTGTGGAACTGTTCAGCGGCGTTATCGATGATGTTCTCGGTTACGGTGCTTTCGATAAAATCTTCAGCGACAGGGAGATCAACGCTTATGATACCCTTGCGGTTTTCATTTACATCTGTGTGACTATTACGGAATTTTGCAAAAAGCTTAATGCGGGTAACGTTACTGCAATGGATAACGTTACTACAGTGGATAACGTTACCGATACGGAGTGATTTCTATGATCTACAGTGATTATCCGACTTTTGTTACGGTCGACGGCGTGAAATATCTCGTGAATACGGATTTCAGGCTGATGATGGAGCTGGAACTCGCTGTTCAGAAAAATGACCGCCACAAAACTGCTGACATTCTGTCAGCGTTTTATTTCGGGAATTTGCCGCTCCAAATCAATGACGCTGTTGACGAAATGATGAGGTTCTACCTCTGCGGCGGCAAAATACCGAAACGCAAGGAAGATCACGGCAATCCCGATCTGATCTCCCGCAGGTGCTACGCCTTTGACGAAGATCAGAAATATATCTGCGCCGCCTTTCGGCAACAGTACGGTATTGATCTGGTACACTCTAAGCTGCATTGGTATGAATTTTCTTCGCTTTTTTCGGGTCTTACCGATCAAACCGAGTTCGTTAAGATCATGCAGTACCGATGCACTAATACCGCAAATATCAAAAACAGTGCGGAAAAACACCGCATTCTGAAACTTAAAAAACATTACGCTTTGTCCGAAAACAAAGAACATAAATATTCAAGCCTTGAAGAACGCAACAAGGCTTTCGCTGAACAAACTAAACGGAGATTTGAACAGATAAAACGTGAAAAGGCTGAAAGAGAGGCGGTAAGAAATGCCAAACATATCAGAGGCTGACGGCTCGGTCATTGTCGAAATAACAGGCGACGACACGGGACTTCGCAACACTTTAAACGATGTAAACAATGCCGTCAGAAACACCGCTCAGCAGGCTTCACAGACGGCTCAGCAGGCGGTCAATGCCGCAAGTCAGGCGGCTAATTCGGCGGCACAGGCTTCGTCTGCGCTCGACAATGTGGGAAATTCCGCTCAGTCTGCGACGAGTGCTGTCAACGGGACTTCGGCGGCTTTCGGTGCGGCACAGTCCGCCGCTCAGTCGGCGGCAAATGCCGTTTCTTCGGCTGCTTCGGGTTTCACTCAGGCAAACTCCGCCGCCGCTGATTCGGCTGCCGCTTTCGGTAATGCAGCGGGCGGTGCGGCTTCCTTTTCCTCCGCCCTCAGTTCTGCCGAAAATTCCGCTTCCTCCGCTTCCTCAGGTATGCAGTCAGCAGCTGATTCCGCTTCGGACTGTTCGGCGGCTCTCGGCGGGGTTTCCTCTTCGGCGGGGGCGGCTTCATCCGCTATGGACGGTCTCGGCAATTCGTCACAGTCCGCCGCCGATGGGGTCAGGGGATTTTCGGACGGCGTTGAGAATGTCGGCGAAAATTCCTCAAACCTTGACGGCGTTCTCCAAAATCTCGGGAATACTCTGAAAACTGTTTTCTCTATCGCTCTTATCAAAGAATTTCTCGGGTATGTTGAGCAGGTCGGGTCACAGTTTGAATACACCCTTGACAAGGTTTCAACAATCGCCGATACAACTGTTAAATCTGTCGGCGAAATTTCGGACGGCATTCTTGAACTTTCCTCCGAAACAGGTGTATCAGGTGCAGAACTGAATGAAACTATGTATCAGGCGATTTCGGCGGGCGTGGAAACCGCTAACGCCATCGATATGGTCGAAACCGCTGTGAAAGCCGCTAAGGCGGGCTTCACCGATACTACGACAGCAGTCGACGGTCTGACAACCGTGCTTAACTCGTTTAAAGATGCACAGCTTGAAGCAAATGATGTCGCTAACAAATTTCTTATCACTCAAAACCTCGGTAAAACCTCTTTCGGCGAACTCGCTTCGGCAATCGGTAATGTCGCTCCGACAGCAAGCGCGGCAGGCGTTTCTATTGAGGAACTGCTTTCGGCTACCGCTTCATTGACCGCTAACGGTATTCAGACTTCACAGGCGATGACCGGCGTTAAGTCGGCTCTGTCTAACATCATCACGCCTTCGTCAAACGCTGCGAAAATGGCTGAAGAACTGGGAATCGAGTTTAACGCCGCCGCTTTAAAATCTAAAGGTCTTGCGGCGTTTATGGATGATCTCGCTTCGGCAACAAACGGCGATACCGAAAAAATGGCTATGCTGTTCGGCTCGGTTGAGGCTCTTAACTCAATGCTCGTGCTTACGTCTGAAAGCGGTTCGGAACTTTTCAACAAGGCTATGTCCGAAATGGAAACCAATACAACCGCACTCGATGACGCTTATGCAACAATGTCCGACAATCTACAGTCAAACCTTGATGTTATGAAAGTTAATGCGGAAAATTTCGGCATTGACCTTTACAACATCTTTTCGGGCGATATGCAGAATGTTGTACAAGTTGTAACGGTTTACATCGGCAGACTGCGGGACGCTATGACAGAGGGCGGCTTTTCGGGGCTTGCGGGTGAACTCTTTCAGATCGCTTTCGATGCAATCGAACAACTCGGTCAGGGCATCGCTGATGCACTTCCTGTACTCGTTCCTGCGGCTCTTGACGCTGTTATCACTATCTCGGATACCATAATCGACAACATCGACAAGGTTCTCGATACTGCGGAGGATATTATTTCGGGACTTGCTGATGCGCTTGTTGACCCGAAAACGCTTGATTTCCTGTCACGGAAAGCTCCCGAGGTCGTTAGTCACCTGACCGACAAATTGATTGAAAATATCCCCGAGGTCGAACGTTTCTGCACTGAATTGTGCGACAAGATCGCCGAGGGGCTTGTAAATTATGACTGGGCGGAAAGCGGGCGGCTAACCTCTCATAACATCGTTAATTCTATCACCTCAAACTCCGATATTTTCGCTGATCTTGTTTCTCAAATGGACTACAGCCTTACCGGCGGTTTATTGTTTCACGGCGATACAGAACTGATAAAACAAGGTATCAATGAACTTGCCGATACCGCAAACGAGGTCATTGATCTGAGAGCTGCTGCGGAAGAAGAATTACAGAGGAAGTTTCAGGATTATTATAATACGGGGCATAGCAGCGATGATTGGAAAACTTTCGCAGGACTTGATGACAAAACCGAACTCGACAAGAACGCTCAAAAAAGCGTTATGGACGGTTACGCCGAAAACGCAAGGAACGCCGCAGGGGTCATTACTCAGGCAAATGCGGAAGTTTCCAAAAGTACCGCTGAAACTGCCGGTACTCTTTCAGATTCATCAGAGGAAATCACTGAATCAACCGGCAAAATCTCCGATGAGTTCAAAGCGTGGTACACCGAACTTGAAAC